ACTGAGGACGAATTTGATGTTTACTCAGGTAAAAGATCCGATATTGCTCCATTAGGAATTCTTGGACCAATACAAATTATAAAAGGTGGTGGATGGTATCGAGCAAATGATAAGATTATTTTTAGTGGTGGTTCTGGTCAAGGTGCATATGCAAATGTAACAAGTGTTGGTGCAAATGGTACTATAACAGGTGTATCATATGTGTATAATCCGGCTGATCCTTTTCCGTTATATCCATTGGGTGGAACAAATTACAAAAACGAATTCTTACCTTCAGTAACTGTACAATCCGCAAATGCATCTGCGTCAGGTGCGATACTAACTGTGCCTGGTATTTTGGGAACAGGCGCAGAGTTCTCCTTAGTTGTTGACCGTGTTGGCTCAGTTACTACAATTGGTGTACAAAACTACGGTGAAGATTATGAATCACAACCAGGTGTGTCATTAAAGGTACAAGATATTGTTGTATCGAATGTTGCAATTGAAAATCTACCACGTAAAGGCGAGTACATCTACCAAGGACCAACAATCAACCTGTCAACATATACTGCAAGAGTTAATTCTATAACACTATTAGCAGCAGATGCAAATACAGAATTGTCTTTATATAATCTACAAGTCTTTAACTACAATGCGAACCCAAATCCAAATCTGATGTTGAAGATATTAGGTGAAGATAGAAACATTAACTTGAAGATGGCAAACTCTGCCTTCCCGCAATTTGAAAAGACATACACCTACTTTGATGCATCAGGTAATAGAACAGTATATACCAGAAACTACAATAAACAAGGTTATATTGCATATGGTGATGGTTCCGCAAAAGCAAACGCAACTTTCTTAAATGGTTTGGTGATTGGTGATGGTCAATACTTAACTTCACAAGGTCAACCAAGTTCATTTGACATTATGCAGGACGATAGGTACAATAACTTTACCTATTTGATTACAGTTGACAAAGAGATATCAAAATACAGAGAAGTTCTATTGGGACTATTACATCCAGTTGGAACAAATGTATTGGGTCGTTATGGCCTGAAGTCTAATAATCAAATTGACTTACATGGTTATGACGCCCTATATTCTGCCGAACCTCTGTCTTATCATCTTGGTTCTTATGTAAATGATGCAGTAACAATTGTAACCAACTTTGATAACAAGAGTAATAACGTAATCAGATTCAATAATCTTCTTGGTGCTCCTTTGGACCAAATTGTTACACCATATCATACATCAATCAGCATTGAAACAAAAAATGGTCCAAATGTTTTTTCAAAAATTATTGATGTTGATAACGTAGCAAATACAGTTACACTTGAAAGTAATGTTTGGCTGACCTATGCAAACGTTGCGGTGGTAACGGGTAATTCTGGTTCCAACGTACTAAATATTACATCATTGACTGGTCTATATGACCTGATGAATAATGGAAACTACAGTGACAGTGAATATCCAATAAGAGATATCGTTTATAAAGGTGATGTTGTTCTTGTGGACAATAACACAAGTAAGACAGTCAACACAGTTGATTATATTAATGGAAAAATTTATCTAACAGGTAACCTAAGTTCAAATGCAAATTCTTACCTTGATGTAAAACGCACCTTTGTTGCAAATAGTACACTATCATCAAGTCAAATAAAACTATACGGTCCAATTGGACTAACATACATACCGGAAATCGCCACAGAAGATGGTGATAATATTACAACAGAAGATGAGAAAATAATCCTATTGGGGTAAACAATGTCAACAGTAAAAATTTCGCAACTACCAACACTGGTAAATTTAGATGCCAATACAGCCAACAGTTTGTTCATAGGCTTGGACAAATCTTCGGGTGTCACCGGTCAATTCACTGCACGAACTCTTGCTAGAGGTTTGTATTCAAATGAAATCTTGAACGTTGGTAACAACCAGACATTCTTACCAAATACTGTTGCACAATTCTATGCGGCAGGTAATTCATACATTCAAACCAACCTTGTAAATTCCAACGATGGCGGTACTGCCGACATGGTAATTACTGCCAACACGGGTACAGATACAACATACTTTGTTGATTTTGGTTTCGCAAATAAAGATTTTGTACCTGGCACAGAATATAATAGTCTAGGCACCGCAATTTATCCGTTAGATGCATACATGTATGTACAAGGCCGAGAAGGACAACTAGGTGGTAACTTGACAATAGCTACAACCACAAGTAACACTGAGATTAAATTTGTGGCTGGTGGCTATAATTCAGCAAACATAGTCGCAAAGATTAAACATGGTGGTTTGTATTTGGTAAACGACCATGCATTGACATTCTCTGATGGTAGTGTACAAGAAAGTTCAGCAATCTTTGCAGAATCATTTGCTAACGGTGCATTTGTACACGCAAACTCTGCACATGGATTGGCAAATTCTGGTGCAACATTTGCTAACGGCGCTTTTGCATCAGCCAATTCTGGTGCAACATTTGCTAATGCAGCCTTCTCAAGAGCAAACTCCGGTTATGGTGTTGCAAATACAGGTTCATCATTCGCTAATGGTGCTTTTGTTATGTCTAACTCTGCGTATGCCGCAGCAAATTCTGGTGCAACATTTGCTAATGCATCCTTCTTGAGAGCTAATGCTTCTTATATTGCTCAAAATACCACGGCAGATTTTGCTAACGGTGCATTTGTAACCGCTAATTCTTCTTATCTTGCACAGAACACTACAGCTGATTTCGCCAACGGAGCATTTGTTACCGCTAACGCATCTTATAATTCACAAAATACAACTGCTGCGTTTGCAAATGGTGCTTTTGTTATGTCTAACTCTGCACACGGTGTAGCAAATACTGGCTCATCATTTGCTAATGGTGCCTTCGTTGTAGCAAACTCTAGTGCAATCTTTGCTAATGCTGCCTTTGATAGAGCAAACTCCGGTTATGGTGTTGCAAATACAGGTTCATCATTCGCTAATGGTGCCTTTGTATCAGCAAACTCTGGTGCAGTATTCGCTAACGCAGCCTTCACAAGAGCTAACTCCGCATATGCAAAGGCAAACTCAGCACTCGCAAACACATCAGGTACATTTGACGGTTCTTTGTCCATCACTGGTGACTTATCACTATTGAATGGTTCAGTATCAGCAGCAGGAAACATGAGAGTTAATGGTACCATTGTTATGGCCAACTCAAACTTCTCTGCAACTGAAGCAGCATTAACAATCAAAGCGACCGCAAATGTGGCAACACCATCAAACGATGGTTATATGTTGCATATCTCCGGTAAACAAAACACAGCATCACGTATTGTATTTGATTCATATAGTGTAACAGGCAATGCATACGCTGTTATTGCTGGTCGTACTGCAAGAGGTACAGTTGATGCACCATTGCCAGTGGCCAACGGTGATGTTTTGATGCGTGTTTCTGGTAATGGTAGAGGTAATACAAGCTGGACACAGTTTGGTGTTGCACGTATGGACATTGTTGCAACTGAAAACTATACAGATGAGCGCCGTGGTTCACAAATTCAATTCTGGAATTGTCCAGCTGGTTCAAATACACTACAAGAAATTGCAACATTTAATGGTGAGTCTGTTGTTTTTACTGGTGTAGTTAACCCACAAAAAGGTTTCCGTTATACACCTAATGTATTATCTGGTATTGTAACAACATTGAATATTGATATTGCAAATAATTCTTTATATTATTTTAAAACTAATGCAACAACAACAATTAATTTGTCCGGTTACCAACCAGGCAAGATTGTTGAAGTTTGGATAACAAATACTGATACTGGTGGAGGTTCAAACCATACAATTACACATGGTTGTTTGGCAAATAACTCAACAATTGGTGCAACATCATTTACATTGACTTCATTACATTCAGCTTACATCAAATACTTTAGTATTGATGGCGACCAAGCAAATACTTTCTGTCAAGTTACATACAGTTAATAAATAAATCATGGCAAATAAAAATATACTCACAAACGATTCAAAGGTCTCTCAAATAGACCTGTTGTATTTTGCACCTGTTGCGGTAGTACCACCTGCAATCACAATACCAATTCACTCTTACTATTGTTTCTTGGCCAAACCGACACCATGGGCAGACGATAATAATCCAACCACACCCACAACTGATTTGAAATCTATCAAACAGATTCAAAAGAATATTTTTGTTGCAAAACAAATTAAGACCAGTGACATTTCACCAATCATTCAACGAATTGATTGGCAAACAGGTGCAATATATGATTACTTTCGTGATGATGTTGATATGTTGCTTAAAGATGAGAACGGTTTTTTAATTAAAAATTTCTATGTAAAGAACAGATACGACCAAGTTTTCAAGTGTTTGTGGAATAATAATGATGTAGAATCAACAAGAGAACCGTACTTTGAACCTGGTACATACTCAGCCAACAGAATTTTCCAAGGTGATGATGGTTACAAATGGAAGTTTATGTATACCATTGACACTGGCCTAAAACTGAAATTCATGGACAGAGAATGGATGCCAGTACAAGTGGGTTCAAACACACCAAACCCATTGGTTACCAGTGCAGGTGCAGGTAGTATAGACGTAATCAACGTCATAAATGGTGGGTCAGGATACGACACGGTCAATGCGGTTGTGTATGTCACTATCACAGGTGACGGAACAGGTGCAACTGCATCCGCAAACGTGGAGTCTTTGGCGGACGGTGGTTCAATCAGAGATATTATTGTGGTAAATCCAGGCAGTAACTATACATATGCCAACGTTGCAATAACTTCCGCAATTGGTGGTAATGCAAACGTTACATGGGCAACTTCACCAATTGGCGGCCACGGTTTCGATCCAATTTCCGAACTTGGTTGTGGCCACATTATGTTGACCGCTGAATTTGATGGTGATGAAAATGGTTTTGTACCAACAGAGATTGACTATCATCAAGTTGGTATCTTGGTAAATCCAACAACAAAACAATTCAATCCAAATCCAGCAAATGGTGTTATCTATAGTACAACAACAAATGTGGTTGTGGCACCAGGTTCAGATGCGGGTTACACACCAGATGAATTCGTATATCAAGGTACTTTGGATAATCCATCATTTTATGCAAATGTTTTGAGTTTTGATAGTGATTCCAACCTGATTAAGCTGATAAATACAACTGGAACTCCAGCAAATAACAGTCCAATATTTGGCCAAGATTCAAAGACAACAAGAACATTATTGTCATACAGTACTCCAAATTTTGCAGTTCATTCTGGTTATATGATTTATGTTGAGAATAGATCCGGTGTTCAAAGAAGTACTGATGGCATAGAACAATTCAGATTCGTATTAGGTTTCTAAGGGAAAAAAATGGCTTTAAATTTTAACGTTGATCCATACTATGACGATTTCGATGGAACAAAAAACTTCCATCGCATCTTGTTCAAACCTGGTGTTGCTGTACAAGCAAGAGAATTAACGCAAGCACAAACAATATTACAAAATCAAATCACCAGTTTTGCGGACAACATTTTTAAACAAAATTCTCCCGTTACTGGTGGCCAAGTTACAACCAATTTTGATGTAAAGTATATCAAAATTCAGCCAGAGTATAGTGGTATCACTATTGATGTAGAATCTTTCCAAGATAAGTTAATTAGAAACGCTGATGGTACAGTTGTTGCAAGAGTTATAACAACTGCGGTAGCTACAGGTACAGCAGGCGAGGGTGATGCAGCCACACTGATTGTTTCTTATAAAACAGGTACAGAATTTACCGATAATGATGTTATCTATGATGCAGACTCGAATCTAACTTGTCAAGCTATGCCAAGTGCAGCAGTAGGTTCATCTTCAATTGCATCCATTTCACAAGGTGTTTTCTATGTACTCGGTAACTTTGTTCAAGTAACTCCACAGACTGTTATTTTATCAAAGTATGACAACTCACCTTCTAAAAGAGTTGGTTTGGAGATTACCGAAACAATTTATGACTATGCGAATGACAATTCACTATTGGATCCAGCAGTTGGTGCATCCAACTATCAAGCCCCAGGTGCTGACCGTTATGTAATTAGCCTACAATTATCATCAAGACCATTATATTTTGGTGATGATGCTTTGTTTATTGAATTGGTTCGTGTAGAAGATGGTAGTGTGTACAGAATGGTTGATGGTTCAGTCTACGCAACCATTGATGATTATTTTGCTAAGCGTGACTATGAAACTAACGGTGATTATATTGTTCAAGATTTTAAATTAACACCAAAATCTTATGACGATGATGCATCCAAATATACCATGAATATTGGTAAAGGTTTGGCATACGTTCATGGATATCGTGTTGAAAATCCATCACCAATCAACCTGATTTCCAATCGTGCAAGAACAACAGCTTCACAAAATAACGAACCAGCTTTTATAGATTATGGTAGTTATTTCTTGGTGAGTAATGTTGCTGGTATAGGAACACAAACTTTTCCAGTAACAACAGCTAACACAGTGGATTTCCATTGCGTTGCAAATACAAATATTAATACTGCAAATGCAACAACATACAGTTCAACATTGGTTGCAACAGCATATATTCGTGGATTACAATTTGAAAGTAGTCCAACAAATGGCCTAGGCAACACATACATTTTTAGAGCTCATGTATTTGACCTTGTTAATAAATCAATTTCAGCAAATGTAATCTCGGCAAATTCAACCATGGTTACATTGACCAGCATCAATGGTAAAACAAGTGCAATTGATAATGCTTATGTTGGTGTGGACATTTCAATCGTTCAAGGTACCAATGCCGGCGAAACAAGAACCATTTCCAACTACAATGGTACAACAAAAGCTGCCACAGTAAGTCAAGCATGGAGTGTTACACCAGATAATACATCTGTATATGTTTTGAATTTTAATACACCTGATATTGAATCTATGGTGTTTACAAATAGTGATGGCACATACCCTAAAACCATTTATGCCAGTGCAGAAATAGATAACAGCGGAAAAGCAGGTAATTTTGCTGGAGGAGACACTGAGTTCTTCAATCCAAATATATCTGAAATGATTTACCCAATCGGTAATCCATATGTTGCGAGTGTAACATCACCATCATATACAACTTATCAAGAAATCAAAGGTGTATCCTTTAACGTTGATGGTAGTACAGTATCGGCCACGTTATCATATACCGGTGATTATGATAGTGTTATTAAACATTTGGGTAATGAAAACTCAACATTGTCAAATGATGTTGTTGAACAATGTTACACAATCATTGTTACAAATAGAGGATCAAATAGTACATTAACTAACGGACAAGTTTTGCCATGGACAATTAATGGAAGAACTGTTAAATTAAATGCTGGTGGTTCTATAGCTACATTTGAAACAACTACTTCAGATTTATCTTCATTTACTGCAACGATTATTGCAAAAGTTTTTGTATCTGGTGGTTCAAACACAAGTCGTGTACTAAAAATTAAGAACCTTGTTACTGGTAATACAACTACTGTATCAAGTAACGCTTCACCATCTATGACCACTGTGGCCACAAATACTTTTGTTGATGATTCTGGTGATTCAAAAGGTCATGTTTATATTAAGGCTGCCGGTGTTGTTCCAAACGGAACTAAACAATCTTTGTATTTGTCTGATGTTAAACAACTTGTAAAAATCATAGACACAAAGACAAACACTTACCCAACTGTTGCAATGTTAACTGATGATACATATGATGTTACCAACCGTTACACATTTGATAATGGCCAAAGAGATAATTACTATGACCATGCATCAGTAACACTAAGACCAGGCGCAGTTAAACCAACAGGTAATCTTCTTATTATTGTTGACTACTATAAACACAGTGGCGGTGATGGTTACTTCAGCAAAATGTCATACATTGACAACTCAAGTTCAAAAGAAAATTACAATCAAATACCATCATATACCAGTAAATATGGTTCAGTATATTCATTGAGAGATTGTATTGATTTTAGGCCGGCAAGATTAAATGCACAAACACAATTTGTTTTCCGTCATACCAGCAATGATTTGAGTATAGGTTCTTTGTTGCCATCAAACCTGTCAACATTTGTTTGTAATTATTCCTATTATCTTGGACGTAAAGACAAATTAATTATAACAAAAGATAAGTCCATTCAAATAATTGAAGGTTCTCCTTCAATAAATCCTTTATTACCAAATGAACCTGAGGGTGCATTGGTGTTGGCCAACATTACGCATAGACCATATACAGGATTTGTACCAACAGAAATCGCAACAGGTTTATCGGACTTGTCGGTTGAATCAGTTCAACACCGCCGTTACACAATGTCAGACATTGCTGGTTTGGATACACGAATCAACAGAATTGAATACTATACCGCACTGAACGCATTGGAACAAAATGCAAACTCATTGCAAATCTCTGATGCGTATGGACTAAACCGATTCAAAAACGGTATTATGGTGGATGATTTTTCAGGTTACTCTGCTGCTGATGCTGGCATTGAAGATTTCAATGCATCTATTAATCGTAGAACAAAACGTATGACAGCAAAACAAACTGTCAAAAATTTCCCATTAAAAAATTTGGCCTTAGCATACAACATGGACAGGCCAACAACTGCGGCCATTAATGCATTAAATTTTGCAAGAACATCCGATGGATATACAAACTACTTTTCTTTACCTTATACTGTAACAAATATTATTGCACAAAGGTTAGCAAGTAGAACAGTTAACTTAAATCCATTTTCAGTTACGAACGCAAAGGGTATCGTTTCTTTATCACCTAACGTAGACAATTGGGTGGACACCACATATTCACCATCACTATTAATTGTTGATCCAAACTTACACATTTGGCAAAGTTCAGAAATCGTCAACACTTTAGTTTCTGGAGATTGGCAAGCAGTTTCTGGTGTAACAACATTAGATGCACAATCATCAAAATCTGCCAGCTGGGATACTAGATGGGTTGATAATAGAACATTAGAACATGTTACACAAACAACAACAACATCAACATATAAAACTGTAACAAAACAAACTGGAACAGATATACTTGGTGCATACAGTAAACTAGATAATACTTATTCTTTGAATAATGGTTATATCAATGACATTAGTATTCTTCCATGGATGAGACAACAAGAAATTGTTGTACGTGCTCAAGGAATGTTATATAAAACTCCTGTTTATAGTTTCTTTGACACCATTAGTGTTGATGGATATATTAAAAAGACAAATGAAATTGAATTAACTGATGCAGCCGGACCTTGGCAACAAGGTGATATTGTTGGATACTATAATGCAGGTACATTTACACCAACAGGTGTTGTTATTGGTGTATACGATTATCCAGACTCTAATAATATGAGATTGTATGTTGCGGGTGACGGCAAAACAACAACGTACCATAATGGTTTGACTGTAAGAAATGCGTTCTTTAATGCTGAAGGAGTATATCAAACTACTACCGCATCAGGAACATTTAGTAGTCAGAAACATAATGGTGGTTTAGTACGAGCTGTTAACAGTTCAACTTCAATAACACTATCAGTTTTAGCATCTTCAACAAGCACCGATTACGTCGGTAGCACATTGTATATTACCGCAGGAACTGGCCAAGGACAATCAGCAGTAATTACAGGTTACAATGCGACAACAAAAGTGTTGACATTAGCAACAACAATTTCTTGTTCAGTAGATGACCTATATTCTATTGGTTCATTCACCACGGATGAACAAGGTAGTTTCTTTGGTATATTCACTGTGCCTGCAAACACTTTCCACACAGGTAACAGAGTGTTCCGTATGGACAACCGTTTTAATGGCAATGAAGACACCATAACAACATTTGCTGAAGGTACATTCTACGCATCTGGTTTACAAACCAATAGACAAAATATAGATTTTGGTGCATCACCAGCGGGAGCAAAAGATACCTTCTTGCAAACAAAGAAACGTGATGTAATAACATATGAAACAAAAGTAGATGTAAAAAATGCATACTGGTATACCAAACATGATCCAGTTTCACAGACATTTATTATCGACAAATCAAATTTCCCTAATGGCGCTTACATCACCACTGTTAGATTATTCTTCTCATCAAAACCAGCGAATGATACAGCTCCAGTTAAATTGTCTATCGTTGGAACATTGAACGGTTATCCAAATGGTTCTACATTAGATAATTCCATTGTTACATTACCTGCTTATAAAATTAAAACATCATCTTCACCACAATATTTGGATGAAACCACTTATACTGAATTTGTTTTTGATTCACCTGTTTATATTCAGTCTGATGTATTGTATGCAATGATTGTACAGTCTTCATCAAATGAATACAATTTGTATTGTGCTTCAAATGGTGATACAGCTTTACCATCATCTGTAAAGAATCTTGCAAGTGATCCATATCCAAGTTCAATCACAAAGATTGCAACGGCTCCTTATGTTGGTTCTCTATTCTTATCGCAAAACTCACAAACATGGCAAGCAGACCAGAACCAAAGTTTGATGTTTACTGTTGAACGTGCTAAGTTTGACACATCAAAAACACCTTCAATTAGAATGGTTATTCCTAAGAAGATGCCACAAAGAAAATTGGTAGAAAATCAGATTGATTATTATACCAATGCTAACAATATGACAAATCTGGTTGGAGTAACTTCAAACCAAGACATGTTAGTTGATGCATTTAATGTGACAACTACAGATTTTGTTCCTTCTTCAACAGCAATCACATATACATACTCAGCAAAATTACAGAGCAACACATATACATCAGAGATTAATGTTAATCCTGGTAAATATGGAACAACGATGTATGAACACATCTATTTGAATGATAATAAAGGTGAAAGAATTATCGAAGCCAATTCAACAACTTCTTTCTCTTTATATGGTTACTTAGAGTCAAGAGATGATGCAGTATCACCTATTATTTCTGATGCTGGCACTTCTGTATTTACAATTCAATATGATATCAACAATTGTCCGCTTTCAAATGGTCTAATTTCTATCACTAATAATGGTAGTGGTTATAATGCAAACTTGACATCCGTTACCGTTTCTGCACCAACAGGCAAAAATGGTTCACAAGCATATGCGAGAGCCAATGTTGTTGGTGGTATTATTGATGCAATTTATATCACTACAGCTGGTTCAGGATATATTGAGACACCAACTGTCACGATTGTTGATGCAAACAATACACCAGGAACAGGTGCAACCGCAGTGATTACTGGTGAAACTTCCATAAAAGGTGGTCCAGCAGCAACACGTTACATCACTAAGAAAGTTGTATTGGAAGGTGGTTTTGATTCAGGTGATTTGAGTGTTTATTTGTCTGCATATCGTCCAGTTGGAACTGATATCAATGTTTACTATAAAATATTGAGTAGAAGTGACACTCAAGAATTTGATGATGGTTACTGGCAATTAATGACAAAAACAAAAAGTTGTGACGGAACATACTCGCAAGCAAGAGAAGACCTACACGAATACACATTTTCTCCTGGAACATTAGGTAAAGACCAAGGATTCATTTCATATGTGGGTAATAATGGTCAAACTTATTACACATTCAGTCAATTTGCTATCAAAATTGTTCTGACAACTACAGATAAAACACTTGTTCCATTCTTATCTGATTTGAGATGTATTGCTTTACCATCAAATACTAATACCGTATTCTGATTATGCATTTATTAAAGGTACAAGGCACCAAATTGGTGAGGGATCCTAGAAGTGGTGCTATCATCAATCAAGATAAAACTGGATTGGAAGAATACTTGGCCAGACGCCGTGGTATGGAGTCTCAAAAGGAAGAAATAAATAAAGTAAAGTCTGATATCATAGAAATGAAACAAGACATGACGGAAATAAAAAGTTTGTTACTAAAACTATTAGAAAAAGGTTAAAATGGCTAATACAGTTACCACATTAAATTATGCCAATACATTCGGACATTGGTTGGCTGCAACTGATGCATTGATTGCTGAGAATAATACATTGGCCAAGGACAATTATGTAAAAGATTCTGGTACAATTTATCTTTCTGAAGGAACATTGACCGCTTTACAATCAAACGGTAATGTTATTGTACAAAAGGCTTTGTTGGTTCAAGGTGTTGGTTCTTCTACAACATTACAAAATGATTTAACAGTTCAACGTCAAGGACTATTTACAAATACAGACCTAAGTTTGGTTGCATCAGGTAGTGCAAACGTTGCAAACGTATTGAATGTTTTAGGTTCTGGTTATGGATTAAGAGTTGCAAATAATGCAAGAGTTGGTGGTGATTTATATGTTGGTGGAAACCTAGATTTAAATATTCTAGAAGCTCGTCAAAAAGTTAACACATCAACCTTGTCAGTTACTGGTTCAACATATACCAATAAATTACAATCAAACAATCAAGTTGTTACAGAAGTGCTTACTGCAAACAGTAACATTTATACAAGTCGTTTACAATCAAATACTTCAATAACAACCACAGAAATTCAGGCTAACACCGTTATTAATGCCGCAACTATTTCTGTCACCACTGGTATGTATGGTAATTTATTACAGGCCAACTCCAGTGTTAATACTTCAAATGCATCTATTGTACACACAGTATATACAAAAAATTTGCAGGCAAATTCGAGTGTCAACACTTCAAACGTAACAGTTGTAAATTCGATATTAGCCAATAACATATACGCAAACACAACAATTAATGCTCCAGATTTGTATCTTACAAGTAATGCATATGTAGATGATAATTTGTTTGTGTCCAATTCAATGTATGCATATGATTCATATGCAGCAAACACCACATATACAGATTTATTTTTTGCAAATACAATTTATGCTTTGTTTAATGCTTCTGTTACAGGTAACGTAGGTGCAACATCGTTTGTTGCATCAGCAAACGGCACCATACCTTCACTATATTCGTCAGAAACATATGGTGATTATCTAACAGCCAACTTACATATCTACACACCTTCAATAGACGTTGAAGGTACAACATTAACTCGTTATGTTCAAGCAAATTCATCCATGAATACATCCAACTCTAGTGTTGTTAACACTAGTTGGACAAAATACTTGGTTGCAAATACATTAGTTACAACTGCTGGTTTAAATTCAACAGGTAAAACACACACCAATACTTTGCAGGCAAACACATCTGCAAATACAGAAACAATCTCTGTCACTCAACGTGCATTGATTGACCGTGTACAAGCAAACACATCTGTTAACACAGACATTTTAAGTGTTGCTACAATTGCATATTCAAATAAATTCCAAGCAAACAGTTCTGTAAATGCAGAAGTAATTAGCGTTACAGGAAATGTATACACAAATCGAGTGCAGGCAAATTCATCTGTAAATACTGCAACACTAATGGTCACAGAAAAGATTGATGCAAATGATGCTTCAGTTTTTGTTAAGAATCTGGAAACTATAGGACAACTATCTGTTGGTGGTAATTTTGTTATTAATGGAACAACTGTTTATAATTCAAATACGTTCACACTAAATTCAGATTCAGCCGAAGGACAATTTGCTTACATTACAGTAAACAGAGGTCAGAGTGGTGCTAATGCAGAGATTCGTTGGAATGAATCTAGTGAATGGTGGGACATTTATGAAACCAACAGTGGTGATTATTTCAGAATCTTAACTGATGAACACATCAGTGATGTATTGGATTCCACTAACCCATTGGTTGTAGCATCCTCTAAAGCTGCAAATACTTTAAGTGATTTAATTCAGACAGCAAACACATTCTTACAAGGTCGTACCAGTTCAGCGGCATCGTTTGCCAATGGTGCTTTTGTTAGAGCCAACTCATCTTATACGGCACAGAACACTACGGCTGGATTTGCAAATGCAGCTTACAGACATGCTAACGCAGCTTTTGAGTCTGCAAACAATGTGGCACCACAAGTAGCACCAGCATTCAATCATGCTAATGCTGCATTTGATAAGGCCAATACTGTTGTATCAACTATCAGAGGAACAACAGGTTCTGTTACTGCAAGTAGTGCTGGTGTTACACTAAAGAGTAATAATGGTATTGTTATATTTGCCACAAATGATAATGGTACTGGCAACACACTATCAATTAGTACACCACAAGACCTAAGAACAACAGGTTCACCAACATTTAATAGTTTATCATTAACATTACCTTTAGCAGAATCTCAAGGTGGTACAGGAACAACATCCTATGCATCATTATTTGGTTTAGCGATTAGTGCTGCAGCAGGTTCTGGTGCTGACGGAAAAGTTCTTGGTACAGATGGCAACGGTGGTTACCTTTGGGTAACAGGTGGTTCTGGTGGTGGAGGTGGTACTCAACCAGGTTCTAGAATTAGTTCAACACGTTTATCATATACGGGTGACAGCCAGGTTGCTAAATTTACCACACCAACTCACAGTGTTGGTACACAACTAAGAGCATACATCAACGGTGTTCGTCAATTAGAATCTGAATATTGGTCATTCACTGCAAACTCAATCATATGGTTTAAAACTCCACCAGTAACAGGCGATTCAATACTTATTGAAGTTGATGGTTATACTATCTATGAATACTATGCAAATAATATTGTTTATGGTCCTGCATCAGGTGATATGGTTGGTACAACAATTCAAGATGCGATTGACAACTTAGAATCTAGAAAGATGCCAAAAGGTGGTGGCACATTCACAGGACGTGTTGAAGGCCTAACGATGCCTTTGAATGCGGCATCCAACACAGTGTTTGCAACAGGTTTGTATGTGACTAACCATGCAAATTCAGGTTACACACTCTCTCATAGTATTGATGGCAATGCCGCTACTGTGACTAATGGTGTTGTTACAAGTGGCTCATACACAAATCCAACCTGGATTGCAAGTATCTCTACAACGAAACTTAGTGGCACTATTCCTGATGCAAGATTGGCGGACCAATCCAACGTGACTGCTGGTCATTATGGAGATGCAGCAAAAGTTACAAAAGTTTATGTTGATAAAAAAGGCAGAGTTACTTCTGTGGCCAACGTAGATATTTCTATTACCAAATCACAAGTCTCGGACTTCCCAACACTAGCAGCATCTGCAACAACAAATACAACTGATGCAAGTAATATTACATCAGGAACATTGCCTGAAGCTAGAATACCAACAACGACCGTAACTACTGGTTCTTATGGTGGTGCCGGCAAAGTATCAACATTTACTGTTGATTCAAAAGGTAGACTAACTGCTGCTGGTGAAACACAGATTTCTATTACCAAATCACAAGTCTCGGACTTCCCAACTATCGTAGACGGTTCAGATGCGGGCAACATTACTTCAGGCACATTGGCAGTTGCAAGGTTGCCAACCGGTTTAGCATACATCGCAGGTGCTGCATTTACTGGCGAAGCATCAGTAACAGGCACCGGTAAAATTACATTAGCAACAAGTGGTGATATTACTGCATACAGAACTGGTGATACAACTGGTGTTATTTTCTTAAACAAAGCTCAATCTAGGTATTTGTATAATAATGGCACAAATTATGAATTACCCGGACAATCACTTACGATTAATGGTTCTCAAGCGTTAACTTTGGCAGTTGGTGGCCTTGTTACTGGCGCTCAAAATTTTAGAAGTAGTGGTTCAGTAGGTACAATTGGTCAATCTGGCACATTAGCTGTTTATGGTGATAATGGTACCATCAATACCAACACCGCCACCATGTCTTTCCACAGACCAGGTTCATATGCAATTAATATGGGTCTTGATACAGACAATGCATTTAGAATTGGTGGTTGGTCTGATAACGTTGCTAGTGTACCATATTATAGAATGACATTAGACTCAGTTGGTAATGCAACATTTAGAAATAACGTTACTGCATACTCTGATGTTAGATTAAAAACAAACATCGAAACGGTTACAAATGCATTAGACAAAGTATTAAAAATGCGTGGTGTTACCTATGATAGAATCGACACAGGTGAAAAAGGTGTTGGTGTCATTGCACAAGAAATGAAAGAAGTGTTGCCTGAAGTTGTTATGGAGGCCTCAACTGATGAAGAATTTATGTCAGTTTCTTATGGCAATATTGTTGGTGTTTTGATTGAAGCAATTAAAGAACTTAAAGCAGAAATTGAAGTATTAAAAGGACAGAATAAATGACAACAAAGATAACACCATCAGTACTGGCAAATACAGCGGTGACTGCTGGTTCTTATGGTGATGCCACACAAATACCAACGGTTGTAATTGATGCACAAGGTAGAATTACTTCTGCATCACAACAAGCTGTTGCAATAAGTACAAGTCAAGTAACATCTGGTACATTTGCTGATGCAAGATTGCCGGATAAAATTAGTTCAACATCGGTTGGTTCCGCAAGTCATGTGTCTCGCTTTACTGTTGATGCAAAGGGTAGAGTTACTTCAGCAAATAGTATAGCGATTCAAATTGCAACTTCACAAATTACTGGTTATCCAACCTTTGCAACATCAGCCACAACAGATACAACAGATGCAAGTAATATTACAACAGGTACTTTGGCAAAAGAAAGACTGCCTGCCACTGCTGTTACTGTTGGTACATACGGTTCTTCAGCAGGTTCTGCATATTCTAGATTTGTGGTAGATTCTTCAGGACGAATCACTTCAGCTGCAAACGTTTCAATTCAAATATTACCAGCACAAGTTACTGGTTTGGCCACATCAGCCACAACAGATACAACAGATGCAAGTAATATTACAACAGGAACTTTACCATCAGCCAGACTATCAATAACAAACGTTAACGCAGGTTCTTATGGTTCACAATCTCATGTAACAAGATTTACTGTTGACAATAGAGGTAGACTCACATCAGCAAACAATATTGCAATTACAATCAACGCATCAGCTGTAGCAGGTCTAGCAGCAGTGGCCACATCAGGTTCTTATTTTGATTTGCGTGATAAACCAAGTATACCAACCGTACTGAATACACTTTCAACAGGTTATCCAGTAGGTTCAATCTACATGAATGGTTTGAATAGTGCGAATCCAAATACTTTATTAGGTTTTGGTACATGGACAGCTGTTTCAAATACAATGTTTACCACAGCAAATACAACACCAGACATTGATCCACTCTATGTTTGGATGCGAACCGAATAAGTAATAAATACCTCTAAAGGGGTTAAAAAATGTCAGCAGGTTATCAAGAATTATTTTTAGAAAAAGGTTCAAATTTCACCACGTCCGTAGCATTGGATCAAGCTGACGGTTCACCTTTTCAATTGGTCGGTTGCCAAGTTAAAGCAACCATGAAAAAATCTTATTATTCTAGTAGTACAACCGCAGAATTTGTTATAACAATTAATGACCCGACTGAAGGTATCTTAATTATGTCTTTGCCATATGCAAATACAGCAAACATTTCTCCCGGTAGATATGTATATGACGTTGCTATTAAAGATTCTTCTAATAATGTTTCAAGGGTTTTAGAAGGAATTGTGAACGTGTTACCTCAAGTTACTGTATTTTAAAGGAAAATCATGGCAACAGTAACAGTTAGACAACCAGCAACTGTCAAAGTAAGGGTGGAAGGACAAAAAACAAGAGTTCAGACACTTTCTTATGGTACAAAAACACTTAGAAGTTTAACAGACTTGTCTCTCACTGGTGCAAACACCGGTGACGTAATCATATACAACGCTAATACAAAGACATTTAGTGCTAAAGGCCTTGGTGCAGATACACCAGTTCATGGTCATTTAATACCAACAGAATCAAGAACATATGACCTTGGTAGCAGAACAAGAAAATTCCGAAGTCTGTATTTAAGTGGTAATACAATTGACTTAGATGGAACTGTTATTAAATCTGAAGCAACAACTGGTGCAATTTCATTTGCAGCTGCACCAACCGAATCTAATCCGAATCCAATCGCACTTGTTGTGTCGCCAGTTGGTGGTCTTACACCAGTACAAACTGTTGCTGGTGTAGTTTCAGAAGCAGCAATTCAAGCAGCCGTGGCAAATTCAGTAACTTATTTGGCATTCCAAGGTTCCGATTCAGGATTCTTTTAAGATATGGCATCAAATACAACGATACAGATACTGCGTTCCTATGCGAACACTGCACCATCCAATTTAGCTGATGGTGAGTTAGCATTTTCGTATCTGTCAAATACACTTTTCATTGGTAGTACCACGTTAAATGTGGAAACTCAATTATGGACCAACAATATTATAAGTATTGGTGGACCAGATTACATCGCTAATGCGGTTAGTATAATTGACGGCGGCATTTTTTCATAAATAGATAATAGGATTAATCCAACCAACAACAAGGATAATAATAATGGCGAATACCTCGATTTTAATCAAACGTTCCACCACGGGCGGCAGACCAGTAAGTTTACAAGCTGGTGAGTTAGCATACTCATACTTATCAAATACCATATTCATTGGATCACCAGACGGAAATGGTGTTGTCAATGTTGGTGGTCAATACTATACTTCACAGATTGATTCCGCAACGGCATCGAATACTGTAAGTACAATCGTTAAACGTGATGCTGCTGGTAATATTGCTGTCGGCCATATCACTGCTCGTGGACTTACAATTGGTAGTAACGAGTTTAGTACAACCGGTTTTACAGGTAACGCCAATTCTGCAACGCAATTCCAAACAGACAGATACATCAACGTTTCTGGTGGTGACATTACTGCATCTGCACAGTTGTTTAACGGTACTGCAAATGCTACATTAAGTGCGTCACTTAATGCTGTTGCTGGTCTAACTGCTGGTGTATATGGTGGTGTAACAAATATTCCTGTTGTTACTATTGCTGCAAACGGCCGTGTTATGGCCATTGCAAACACCAGTATCTCTACAGACTTGTTGATTGCTGGTGATTCTGGTACAGATACAATACACCTTGCTGATGATACATTGACATTTGTTGGTGGTGCAGGTATCACTTCAGCTGTAACAGATAATACTGTTTCTTTTGCTGTTGACACAACAGTTGTTCGTGCAAATACACCAAGTTTAATTCAAACTATTGATGGTGATGTTATTATCAGCGGCAACTTGAGTGTTCTTGGTACAGAAACAATCATCAATGTTGACACACTTGAAATTTCTGACCCACTATTGTACTTAGCTGGTAACAATTACATATCCGATGCAGTTGACATTGGTTTCATTGGTCATTATAACAACGGATCCGCTAACCTACATGCCGGTTTGATTCGTCATGCTGGCAATAAAGACTTCTATGTTTTCGATAGTTATAATGTCGAACCAAATGAAAGTAACGTTATTGACGTTACAGGCAATGGTTTCAAAGTTGCAAACTTACGTGCAAACTTAGTCTCTACATGGTCTAATGTTACATCATTACACGTTGGTACATTGGATGTTGCTGGTGCAACAACACTTAAGTCATTATCTTTAACCGATGACCTAACAGTATCCAACGGTGGTACTGGCGCAAGTTCATTCACAGCTGGTGCAATCCTTGTTGGTGATGGCACAAACTCACTAAAAACATTAGCAAACAGCACATACACCGCAACAGGAACAGGTGCTGCAAACAACACAGTATCTTCAATCACAGTTGATCCATACGGTAGAGTAACTGCCGCAACGTTTGAACAAATTTCTGGTCTAACAGTTGGTCAAGGTGGTACTGGTGCAAGTTCATTCACTGCTGGTCAAGTTATTCTTGGTAACGGTTCTGGTGGTCTAGTATCACAAGCAAACGTTTCTATTGTAAACGTAAACGTTGCAACATCAAACACAGTTGGAAACATTACAACGGACGTATATGGTCGTGTAACATCATTCACACAACAAGCAATCTCTGGTCTATCAGTTGCTCAAGGTGGTACTGGTGCATCAACATTAAGTGCAGGTGGTTTGTTAATTGGTAACGGAACAGGTGCAGTTTCTACACTTGCAAACGTTACTTACTCATTAACTGGTACACTAGGTGCAGCTAAGACAATCACATCGTTGACTGTTGATGCATATGGCCGTGTAAGTGCAGCGACTGCTTCAGACATTTCTGGTTTGACTGTTGCACAAGGCGGTACAGGTGCTTCCAC